TTGTACTTGAGAGCGAAACGCGCCTTCACGGCATCACGGAAGTAGAAGAGGATCGCCATTGGGTTGGTGTCCAGGAGCGTGAGATCCTGGGTCCCCGAGGTCAGCGTCCTGGTAGTCACCAGTCGCACGATGGTGAGATAGTTATCCACCACTTCCGATGGGGTAACACCGCTGGAAAGCAGCGACTCCTGCTGGGAGCGCGAGAGACGGGAAGCGATGGGCGGTAGCGCTACGTCCGGAAGCTCCACGCCATCGAAAGGCACTGCAGGATCATCCTGTGCCGCCACGATGGCTGCTGCAGTAGCCGCGACCTCATACCCGGTCGACACCGATCCAGGGCCATAAAGGACATGCACCAGCTCCTGGTTGACGCCGGTGGCCAGCGTGATGACATCGGCCAGCAGGATGCCCTTGGTGATGCCAACGTATCCGCGTGCCCCACGCTGCTCGACGGCCGAGGAGACGCCAGCGAGGTGCGTTTTCAGGGTGGCCAGATCGGCAGCGGTGGCCGACTGCATGGCGATCACATGGAAGCGCTTGTTGTAGACGGCGTCCAGCGTTGGCTGCAGCGTCGGGTCCACGGTCCCCCCGGAGAAATCCACCACAGCAGCCGTCAGCCCGACCACATCGGTCAGCGTGGCCGCAAGCGAGAGCTGGTTGCCGACAGTCCCCTTGTTCGAGGCCGTGAAGGTGATCACTCCCGCAGCCACGGCCGCAGTCGCGGCCCAAGCCGTCTGGGCAGAGATCTGCGTCAGAGCCCGTGCTGCAAGCGCGGTGGGAGTATCGCCCACCTGTACACCCACCTGCACAATGTCGTTTCCCAGATTGACCGAGAGCGTTCCTGCCGCCGTCGCAGCCGTGCCCCCAATAGTCAATGTGGCCGTGGCGGCGGCGCTGGTGGCGGCATCATCCTGGGCAATGGCCCAAACGGGAATGGAGGTGGAGACGGCAAAGGCTCGCAAAGCCATGCGATGCAGCACCGACCCGGCGCCGAAGTAGGTGGCTGCATCGGCAGCGCTGTAGATCTGGACTGCGGCTCCGGAGGCTTGCGATCCCGCTGCAACCTTCTGCCCAATCATGAGCAGGAGCTGCGTATTGACCGGCAAGCCGGATACGCCGGTGGTGGTGTTGATCTCCCCATAGAACCCCGGCTTGAGAGCTCCCTTGGGAAGGGTCTTGAAAGTGACTGCGGTCATGCGTGCTCCTCCTCATGGTCGGGCGCGGAATCCGCGGCGCCATCGGTGTTCGTGATGGGTTCGGGGATCGCCACCTCGGGGACGGGCGGCGGTACCTCTTCGAGGGATCCTTCAGAGAGGAACGCTCGGTAGTAGTGGGACGATTCCACGGCGACCGGCTCCTGGCCAATCGAGTGGCCTGGGCACCCTTCGCGGGGAACGCTGTGGCCAAGGGTTGCTTTGACGGTGATGAGGCTCATGGACTCTCCTGAAGGGTGAGATCGAGTTCGGCAACAGGAACGCTTGGGGTTGCAGAGTCGGGAAGTGTGAAGCCCGACAGGATCGACTGCAGCAGAATCTTCTGCTGACCATCATCCAAGCGATCCATACCAGCCCGAGCCGAGGCGCTGATCTCGGCTTGGAACACCCCTATGGCGAGCTGCTCCATGGTGGTCGTTTCGTGCCAGCGCTCGATCAGGATCGGCTTCAACCCCGTGAGGCCCAGGGTATTGAGCCAGAGCTTTTGCAGCACCCACAGGATGAGTGGGTGCGCCTCGGCTCTCCGGTACGATTCGGCATCGGTGCGCATGTTCTTGCACGCTATCTCGACCGTGATGTGGTACGTCTGCATGATCGTGGAGGTCTTGAGGCCAGGATCTTCGAAATCTCCCGCCGTGACCGCGAAGTTTATCGCCGGCTCGATGATGCTGTCCGAGGTCTTCCCGATCTCCATGCGAACAAGCTTTCCAGCCCCTGTGAAGGCGGTGTAAAGCGCGGCTTCGATCACTTCCGCCGAGACCATCAGAACCACCTCATGCGGATATCGGCATCCATCTCTTCCAGACGACGCTCCGGGAACATCCGCCGCTGCGGCGCCGCCACCGGCACGATAGGCGCCGGCGCGGAGGCCGTAGTGGGCAGCCCTAGCGAGATCTCGCCGCGCATGATCAGTTCCAATACGCGGATAGCTTCCTTCTCGCGATCGCGCACGCCTTGTGACATCTCTCCGTCCTGCACCCTGGCAAAAAGGTTGTGGACGGTGATGTCCACAGCCAGCCGCGACACAAGCGATGGGACCGACGGCAGAGGCAGGCTATAGCGCTTGCCCAGGTAGCCGTCGATGAGGTCCCCGGCGCGAGCGATCGCCGCATCCACCTTCGTCTGATCGATCTCACCTGTGGCGGTGGGGTTGTCATCGTTGGTGGCCTCAATCAGCCGCCGCTTGGTGACGGCGGCCTCGAGGTCAGAGAGGGTGCAGTAGACAGAGCTCACGAGATGGACAGCTCCACGAGCGACTCGGGGTATTCGGAGAAGGTCAGAGGGTTGCTCTGAGTTTCCAGGTCGAAGCCTTTGCCCATGTGGCGCACTTCCATCTTGGCGTAGAAGGCCTGCCCCATGGTATTGACGGTCTCCATGTAATCGGCCGGGGCGTTGTAGGTCTTGTAGAGACCGCGTGCGACCGGGAACAGGTGCGCGAGGCCATCATCCACAAACTTCTTGCCCGAGACGGCGGAGTTGTACTCGCGCCAGATGACCCCGGCATACGGGAAGCCCTTGCGCACATCTCCGGCCCGGAGCCCTTCGGCAGCCTGGTAGTTGGCGTAGGCCGCCTTCACCGTTTCGTGGCCCGTGAGGGCATCAAAGAAGGACGAGGAGCAATAAGCCTCCCATCCGTTCACGACCACGCCGCCCAGAGGAAGTTCCGCCTTGCGCAGAGCCGTCATCACCTGTTGTCGCACATCGGTGGTTGTGACATCCAAATGCATCACCTGCGTGAGCTTAGTCACCCCGAAGAGGCTGTAGAGGTCGGTGAGCACGACTCCGTCAGAATCCAGAACAATTCCCTTGAGTGCGCACATGCGCTGGTATTCGCGCGTCACCGCCAACTGGTTCTTGAGCGCCAACTGCCGCTGATTGATGTAGGCCGCCTGTGCCATCGGCTGGGTGACTGTTCCGAAGCCGCGAATACTGTCGAATTCGTCGGGCTTGATGACCGTTTCAAGCGCCAGATGGGTCGCCGGGATGATGTGAACCTTACGCACATCACGCTTTACGGGTGCCGGGTCGTCTCCGCGTCCCGTCGCCTTGACTAAGGAGATCCGCCCATCCACCTGATCGATTGATCCGTAGGCTGTCGTGATGCCCGTCTCTTCGAATAGTCCCGAATCACCAATCTTGGTCGGCGCGAGCGGCAGCTTTTCGATGGCGTCGGTCAGTTCGGCGACACTAAAACCATCAGGGAGCCCCATCACGCCGATAGCGTGCAGGACGCTGGCACCGCCAGCCATGGCGGTAGCTCCCATGGGCCAATGGATCAGGCCGCACTGGACGGCAGCGAAGGCGCCAACGAGGCAGAGGATGAGGATGAGGAGCTTCGGCCCCCAGGTGGAAATGATCTTGTGATTCATCGCAGTCTTTCTTTGGTGGGGTGTGGGGATCAGATGGAGGTGCGCACGACAATGCCGCGCGCGTCAAGCTGGGCAAGAGCCGCCGCCTGCTGGGCCGCGGCGATGCCAGAAGGCCAGGCCAGGAAGGACGACTCCACGGCAGCCATCCTGGCGATCACCTGGGTCGTCTGCGCGGTCGCGCTTGCGACGACGGCGTGCGCCGAGACGGCGACAGCGACCTGGGAGCCGTCGAGGGATGCGGGGTTGTAGTCCTTGACCGCTCCGCTTCCGACCGCGATGGTGATGTCGAAGCCGTCGCCCACCACGAAGTCGGTCGCCCCGTCAGCGATCGCGAACTTGATCTGGTTGGCGAAGGCCGCGCCCACAGCAATGTCTCCCAGGAGGCGTCCATCAGGACCAGTCACCCGAAACGTGCCAGAGTTGGCGGCAGCCGTGATGCAGCGCACGGTATAAACACCGGCCGCAGCCTTGTCCAAGATCGGAGTGGTGGCGTCCAGGGTGATGGTGCCATTGCCGGTGTTGCCGCCACTCTTGGCGGCCGCAGTGGCGGCTCCCAAGGTGACCTTCCCCAAGACCTGGCCCAGGGACAGAGCAGTGTTCAGGGCAACGGAAAGCGAGTCCCGGGAAAGGCCCGGCACCTCGTGCAGCAGCACATCGCGCAGGGTGGTGGGTTGGGTGAGTGTCGTCGGGATCATCGGGCTTCTTTCTGCAGCCGCTCAGCATCGGCGACTACGGGACTTTTGGTGGACGGAATCGTTCGGTGGGTCTCGCTGAACTGGACCTGGACAGGCAGAGCGGCAAGCAGAGCGTCCAGTTCCGCGAATGCGGGCTCGCCCTCGGCGTACTGAGCTTCTCCGGCCTTGTGGAGCTTGTCGTAGAGCTTTTCCAGGGGGGCGCGCTGCACCGGCGTGAGGCGGCATCCGGCCGGGTCGTTCATGAGCGCATCGAGACGCTCCGAGAAGGCCTTGCGCGAGGCCTTTTCAGCCGACTCGTTCAGCTGGCGCTTCAGTTCGGCGTTCTCGGCCGCCAAAGCCGTGTCTCCTCCGGCTCCGCCACCAGCGTCAGCGGGGGGAGCCGAAGGAGAGGGCGCAGGAGACGTATCTCCCGGCTTGTGGGTTTCGCTGTAGGCAGAGGGGGCGTCGTCGGTGAGCGAGGAGGCGATGTCCGAGAGGTCGAATCCCGTGAGGCTCTCCAGCAGGTAGGAGGGATAGACCTTGTCCGCATCGTCGACCGAGCCGCCGGTGGCGATCAGCTGGTCGCGCAAATTGGAGAACACAGAGCCGATGGAGGCGATCTTCCAGGAGATGCGCATGAGTGCCGATCCGATGGCGCTCATCTGCTCCCACGGTTCTTCGAACTGGATAATGTCCTCGGGCTTCTTGCCGGCATCCGCCTCGGCAAACATCCCCTCGCCGAACTCCAGGGGAGCCATCCCCTTGACGGCCGGATTGGCGGCACCCAAGATGCCCAGGTGCCGTAGGCCCAAGTCCGGGTAGAGGGCCACCGAACAGTATTTGTACTCGCCGCGCTGGACAGAGTCAGCAAACGCCGGCTCCAACTCATCGACACGCACGTACAAGTAGCGCGGCGCCGCACCCGAGGCGTAAGCCTCGAAGACGCCACCCTTGCGAGGGCTGTCAGTCTCAGGGTGCCCCGTCACGACGGGAGGGATGAAACCGCCCGCCGCCTGGGCATTGACGCGGGCCGCCATGGTATCGATGTCGGCCTCGGTGTAGGTGTGGATGACACCGTTGGAATCGGTGTGCGTGCCGCTGCGGAACGCTTGTACCCATGGATTGCGAGGAGTGACGGACTTGGAAGGCTTGGTCGGCTTGGGCATGGAAAGAATTTGGCGCCGGCTCGCCGCAAACGCACATGCAGGATGCACCGCGATCTGCACCACTTTTTACAGCGAGCAAGCGCTCGCAGATTGCGGCGCAGTCTGCACAGCAGTCCGCATGCGCTCTTTCTGCGCAGAGGCGGCAGATTCATTTCATGCCTACCGCAACCTGGGGCGATGCCCTCAAGCAACTCGGGATCTCTGCCGTCCTATTCTACTACTACCAGGGCGAGAGCGCTAAGTGGCAGGAGCGGCAGAAGACCGATGAGGCGCGCTGGCAGCAACTCTTCGCCAAATACACCGACGACCAGAAGCAGAGCCTGGAGTCGATCCGTGAATGCTGCCGCGAACGCAACGCTCAATTGGAACGCCTGGAGGTGCGACCTTGAAGCCCCTGGAGGACCGCGATCGCTGCCGCGAAGATTACGCCATCCTGCAGTTGCCTGTGCGGGAGATCGCCAAGCGCCGAGGCATCAGTGAGAAGACCCTCTACAACTGGAAGAGGACCGACGCAGGCACCGCCAACGACTGGGACACCAAGAGAGCAACATTGACCAGCTCCGCCGGATCGCTACGCGGTGAGTTGCTGGAGCTTGCCATCGTGGTTACGCGACGCATGCGGGAAATTATCCAGGAAGGGAAAGATCCCGAGTCCAGTCAGATTTTTGCGCTCAAGCGTCTGCTGGACTCGGCCAACGCCGCTGACAGGGTCGAGAAGGCGGCTCCTCCCCAGGACAAGTCCAAAGACGACAAGCGCAGTCCGGCGGAGAAGATGCAGGAGGTTTTCAGCATCGTAGAAGGAGCGTTTGGAGTCGCCCCCAAGGTCCCCAAGCCTAGCGGCAAGAGCCGCAAGAAGGGCGCATAAGGTGGCTTCAAGCCGTGTGAAAAAGGCGTCCGAAGCGCCCACTAAAGCTCCCGCAAAGACACGGAAGACCAAGAGCACCCCAGTACCAGCGTCCGCGCTGTCGCTATTTCTCCCGTACCAGATTGCCTGGCTGCAGGATCGCAGCCAGATCAAGCTCTGGGAGAAGAGCCGGCGCATCGGAGGCACCTGGACCCAGTCCTATGAGGACGTGCGCGACTGCATCAATAAGCCCGGGCTCTCTGTGTGGTTCAGCAGCGCCGACATGACAGCCGCCAGCGAGTACCTGGATGACTGCGCCAAATGGGTCGAGCGCCTCAACGCCGCCTCGCGTGGCATCGCCGAGGTGACCAACGGGGATCTGGGGGGCGTCGAGTTCGCCGACGAGGATAAAGATGTCCTTGCAACGACCCTGCGCCTGCTCAACGGCAGCCGCATCACGATCCTATCGAGCAATCCGTCAGCATTTCGCTCCAAGGGCGGCAAAGTTGTCTGGGACGAGGCAGCGCACCACAAGAACGCGGACAAGATGTGGACCGCCGCCGAAGCCGTCGCCATGTGGGGCGACGACATCCGGGTCATCTCCACCCACAATGGACCCAATTCCATCTTCGCCCGGCTGGCAAAGAAAATCCGCGATAAGCGCATGCCGCACGCAAGCGGCCACTGCGTGACGCTGGTGGATGCCGCACATCAGGGGCTTGTGGAAAAGATCCTGAAGCGCCCCGTCACGCCCGCGGAGATCGAGACGTGGATCCAGGAGGAGCACGACAAGTGCCTCACCGAATCCCAGTGGCAAGAAGAGTACATGTGCAACCCCCAGGACGAGGCGACAGCGCTGATAAGCTATGCCGCTATCGACGCCCAGTCGCGCAAGGGGATCCTGCGCAATCTGATCGAGTGCTCCGGGCCGCTCTATGTCGGCTACGATGTGGCACGAAACGCTCATAAGTCGGTGGTCTACGTCGTTGAGGACGGTACCCCAGCACTGACTGCACGCAAGCTCTTGGTCATGGAGAACATGAAGTTCAGGCTGCAGCGGGAACTGCTCTACGAGATCCTGCGCACCAAGAACGTGCGCCGCTGCTGCATCGACGCCACCGGCATTGGAGCGCAGTTAGCGGAGGAAGCGGCAGAGGACTTCGGTGCCTACATGGTTGAAGGGATTCAGTTCAGCACGCAGGTGAACGACAGTCTGGCAACGGACCTCGTGCGCGAGTTCGATGACCACACCATCTGGCTGCCAAGCGATCTCTCGGAAAAGGATCTGGCGCTGCAGAAGGAAGCCATCCACGCCGTCCGCAAAACCACCACCATCGCCGGGAAACCGCGCTACGACGCCCAAGCCAACAAGAATGGCCATGGTGACCACTTCTGGGCGCTGGCCTTAGCCGTTCATGCTGCCCGCGACGGATCCACAGGGCCCGCCCGCGTCGATAGCCGCACCATCCCCGTTTCTGTCCCCGGCTTTTCCGGAGACTTCCACACCTCCCTTGATCGATGGAGCCGACTTTGACAAAATCTGTCGCATCAGTTTTGACGTTTCTCCGGGCCACTTTCGCCATCGTCACCGGACGCTTCTTGCCTCGCGTCGCATCGCAAGCAAGACGAGACACCCGCAAAACGGAGTGCATAGCGTTGCAGATGAGACGAGACAACGGCGGACATTGGAGCCACACAGCGATTTCGGAGACTGCCGAGAATGGAGCACCCCCACAATCCGGCAGAAACGCCCCGTCTAGGCTGGGAGGTTTTCAACCCCACACCTACGCGAACGGGAAACGTTTTAACGGATTTCAACGGTCCTTTAATGGCTTTACGTCGATCGGGTCGGAATCCGACAGGTGCGAGGCGCTCCAATGAACCCGTTTTGGAGGAAAAAGCCCCCTCAAGAGGCTCTGAAGGCCCTATCAGCTCCCAATTTTGCCGAAGGAACCGCTGTTTCCGGGGGTGACCTCACCAGCGAGTTCGCTGTGCGGCAGTTTTGGACATCCCTGTCCGCTCTGGCGTACCTGCCCAACCCCGATCCGATCTTGCGTTCCGAGCGCATCTCCATCTCCACCTACCGACAGATGGCGGATGGCCATCTGGGAGCAGTCACACGCAAGCGGCGAGCGGCCGTGCGGGCGCGGCCCTGGTCCCTCAACCCTAACGGTGCCGCAGCGCGATCCGTCAAGCGCACCCAAGCTATGTTCGAGGCGCTCGACGTGCGCCACGCCGAGACCATTCTCTGGAGCAGTTGCCTCTACGGCTATTCCGTGCTCGAGGTGATGTGGAAGATGCAAGACGGCATGCTTGTCCCAGGTGAACTGCGCGACAAGCCGCAGGAGTGGTTTGGATGGCACTCCGACGGATCGTTCCGTTTCATCGACGACACCGGCCTCGGAGAGATTGTCCCTGAGCGCAAGTTCCTGGTCGCGCGATCCGAACCCACCTTCACCAATCCCTACGGCAAGCCACTGCTCTCTGAGTGCTTCTGGCCGCTTGCCTTCAAACGGGGCGGGCTGCGCTTTTGGATGACTTTCTGCGAGAAATACGGGATGCCACGCGCCATCGGATCGGTGCCGCCAAGTGCCAGTCAAGCTGAACGAGATGCACTCTTGAACGTGCTCGTATCCATGGTGCGCGATGGCGCGGCTGTCATCTCCGACAACCAGAAAGTTGAACTGCAGGAAGCCGCCGGCAAGGCCAGCAGCACCGACGCCTACGCAAAGCTCGTGCAGTGGGCTGATACCGAGATCTCCAAAGCCATCCTCGGAGAGACGTTATCTACGGAACTCGGCTCCGTCGGTTCACTGGCGGCAGCACAGGTCCATAACGACGTTCGCAAAGATTTAGCCTTGGATGACGCCAACCTGATCGAGGCGTGCTTCAACGAGCTCATCGGCTGGATCTACGACCTCAACTTCCCTGGCGAGTCCGTGCGGCCGCGCTTTGAGATCCAGATGCCCGAGGACCTCAACGAGGCACGCGTGACGCGCGACAAGACGCTTGCGGAAATGGGGCTGCGGCTCACCGGGGACTACTTCTCGGATACCTACCGCATCGATCCCAAGTACGTCGCAGGCGTGGCGTCTCCCAGTAGCGCAAGCGATGCTGCAACAACGTCCGCACAGGCTGCCGCTGCCTACGCGGAGCCTGGCGCTCCCGTCATTGCTCCCAAGGCATCATGGCGCCCTGACGAGCTGTCGCAAGCTCTGGCCGCAGAGATTACTCCCGAAGACATGCGCGATCAGGAGCAGGAGATTGCTGGGCAGGTGCTGGAGATGGCCAAGAAAGCCAATGGCTTCGACCAGTTCATGGAAATGCTGGAGACGGAGTACCCGACGCTCTCCATGCCCAAGTTCGAATCGGCCGTGGAGAAGTTCACGCTGCTGGGAGATATGGCCGGCCGCACCGACGCCGGCGGCATCGTGCGCGAGAAGCTCGAGAAGGTCGAAGCCACCTGATGGCAACCCTTGGCAACGAGGACTTCGCGGCAATGTTCCGCACGCCTCCCGCCAAGGCGGTGGCGGCATGGAAGAAGCGCGCCGCCAGAATCCTTCCGACCAAGACCCAGCTCAAGCGGGCAGATGCCGGGCTTGCCAACCCAGACGCTAAGTGGGCCTACCAGGACATGCTCTGGAATGCCCACAGCCGCGCCTTCTTTGTTGCCCGCGTAGCCAAGGCCGAGGTGCTGGACGCTATCCACACTCAGGTGCAGGCCGCGATGGATGAAGGAATCCCTTTTGAAGAGTTCCGCAACCGCCTGCAGCCGCAATTGCAGTCCTTGGGCTGGTGGTCGGGGGAAGGGAACCAAGAAGGCAAAGCCTTGGTGCGCAACATCAAGACGGGAGAGGATGAATGGACGCGCCTGGGAACTCCCCGGCGGCTGCGCACCATCTACGACACCAACCTCTCCGTCAACTATTCGTCGGGGCACTACCAGCAGCTCAAGGCCGCTGCCGCTCTGCTGCCCTGGTGGCGCTACGTGGCGATCATGGACAAGCGCACCCGCCCCCCTCACGCAGCATTGCATGACCACGTCTGGAAGCATGATGACCCCGCCTGGGCCAGCATCTGGCCACCCAATGGATGGCGCTGTCGCTGCCGCGTTGAGCCATGCACCGAAGAAGAGGCTGGAGACCCCCAGTACACGCGCCAAGATGCCGCCGCACTGGTGACGGAGCGCCGTCGGGTGGGTAAGGATGGCCCCATGGTGGATGTCGTGGGAGTGCGAGCCGCGAATGGCCAAGTCGTCTTCCCGGATGCCGCGTGGGCCTACAACCCAGGCCTGCACAATCATGCCATAGAAGACCTTGCGTGGGAAAAGGTCAAAGCGCTTCCCGAGCGAGCGCAGAAGACCTTCGTCGATTCCGTCGCCAAGGACAAGGGATTTGCCACCGAACGACGCAAGGGCTTCGAGGCATGGGTGCAGGGGGTGCAGGACTCAGGGAAGTTCAGCACCAAGGCGCCCCAGACCATGGCGGCCGGATGGCTCCCGTCCGACATCCTCGCCAAGGCCTCCAAGCTGGCGGAGACGCCCACGTCTCCCGTCGTCGCCGTCACCGACGAACGCGCCTGGCACGCCCGCCGCCCCAGCAAGGACGATGACCAGAAGGTGACCTTGGAGCAGTTCCTGGATCTCCCCGAAGTACTGTCAGGGACGGGACCGGTCGATTGGCACAAGGAATCGCTGCTCTTCTACGGGGCACCCTACGAGCGAGATGGCAAGAAAGTGGCTGTGCGCTACGTCATCAAGGTCGTCGATGGGGAGCCTAGCCTCGCAACAACCAGCGTCGTGCGCGAAAGCGAAATCAACAAGT